AAATTATTTTTTAATAATTCATATACGGGTACAACATTTATTGCGGATGCAGGACAAAAAGATTATGTTTTACCGTATAATATAAAACAAGATACAAGTAGAGTTTTCGTTAATAATAATCTTTTAAATATATCACAATATCATGTAAAAGATAATCTTGTTACACTAGTGGTTCCATCTTTGTTAAATGATACTGTTATTATAATAAATGATGATTATTTATTTTTTGGTACAAAACGTGACGTTAATCATTTAAATGAAAATGAATTAGGAATACATCCATTTTATGATGCAATATTTCATCAAATAGTTAATGGATACACTAATTACAATGTAAGTTTGGGTAATACTGATTATGTTTCTTCTATACAAAGCGGAGCAACAAATTTAATTTATAAATCATTTGGTGATGGTATTAGATATTATACAAATTATGTAAATAATTCAGTTATTGTAAGTGGTGATACTTTTTATACATTATTACCTTCAGCGGGAGATAATGCAATTGGAAATTTAGCCAATCCATATGTTTCTATTTTTAGTTATAGTCAAAAAGAACAATCCGGTTTTAAAATAATTTATCAAGATGAATTATTAATTACCGATTTTAGTGGTAAAACTTTTGCTAGTTATTCTGAATATAATAGAAATTATGATATTGATATATCTAAGAAAAATGATAATAAGTATTCAATAAATTCAGATTACAGAAAAGTAATGGATTTAATTGCAACTTTTAGTCCATCAATATTAGATGAGTTTGAAAATTGTTTTTTAGATTTTGCAACCGAAAAAATAAATGATGAAATACCATATCATAAATTTCCACCATATTCAGGTATTAGTGGAGTACATTCGATTACGTATGATAAATTCCAAGATTTATTAAAACAAATTGTAACATTACCAATTAAAAATACCGACCCGGTAGACCCAACTTCATTTTTAAATGTTTTAAAGTCAAAACAAAAAATTAAATTAAAAGATATTACAAAGAAAATTTTAAGTACTGATAATTTAATAAAACTCACAATTGGTAATTCTAAAGAAATAATACCACATATATGGTATGGGTTTGCAAACATTGATAAATCAAATACATTAAAATATGATGGGTATAATCCTTATACCCAATCGGGAAATACAATACCAATAAAATTATATTTAGGTGAAGATACTGATGGTAATTATTTAAAATTTTTCTCGGTTAATAATATAGAATTAAGTGAAGAAAATGTTTTATTATTTAGACCATTGATATACATATTTGCAGGTGGTTTCAAAAACGGTAAATTTACAGATAAAAAAGGATTCCAAGAATATATAAAAAATATTTTAGATAAAGCCACAAATAGATTAGATATATATTTGAATCGTTTAACATCACAATTACCTACATTACCACAAACAAATGCAGATAATAAACAATTAACAATTTTTAGTGGTTATCAAGACACATCATTAAAACTTGAAGAATATAATTATTTTAAAGTTTTTAACGATAAATGGGTGTCTGGTAATTCTTTAGGAGCTAGACCATTAATGGAAGAATTTTTATTTTTAGATAAAGCAAATAAAGATATAGGTGATGTGGCTTTTTTAAGTTTAGATAAGTTATTATCACTTGAGGACCCTAAAAATGATAAAACTAATTTATATAGTGTTATATCAATGTTACTACAAGGTACAGGTTTTGATATGAGAGCATTACCTGCCTATGTAAATTTTTATGGTACAAATTTTTCAACTAAATCAAAAACAATACCTTCTAAAAAAATAGCACAAAATCTTTTTGGTACTTTTTTGGATGTTGATTATCAAGAATCATCACCTAAAATTATTATACAATATGTAGGACCAACTTCCAAACACTTAGAAATGGAAGATATAAAACAAAAGGAAAATAAATTTAAAAATGATAGTGGTAATTTATTTCAAAATGCACAGAGTCCCTTGGTGGTAAATGTGTTAAACAATACTAATGCGGGTGATTTATATAAATCTAATAAAGTGGTGGCATTTGAAGTTAGTATTGGAGATGAAAATCAAGCCTTATTTAAATCGGTACAACTCGACCAATCTTCACAAAGAGAAACTTCAGAATCTATGCAAGCAGTTGAAGATATGGGTAGATCTGAATCAGGTTCAGGAGTTGGACAAATGGATACAGGATTATTTGACATTTATAGATTAAGATCATATACCTGTGAAGTAACTATGTTAGGTAATGTTATGATACAACCAACAATGTTCTTTTATTTGAAAAATATACCAATGTTTAGAGGTTCATATTGGATTACCGATGTATCACACCAAATTAGAGTAGGTAATATAGTAACAACTTTTAAAGGTACAAGAATACCATATCAATCATTACCTAACCCTAAAGATTCATTCTATTCAAGTTATAGAGTTCTTTTTGATAAAATACAAAAAGCAGCAACCGCTAGGGTTAAAGAACAATCGTTAATTACAAATGGACCAAATAAAAATGAACAAATTTTACAAACAAATAATGGTTCATATTTGATTGATACGGGTGATGTTAATAAAGCACCAAAAGGTGAGGAGGTATTAAAAACTTCAGGAGCAAATGAATTTGGTGTTGGATGGGGTGGATTTAACGGTGAAAAATATATTGTTAAAGTTAAAAATCCACAAATTACAAAATCGGTGGATTCAACATATTTCAGAGCCGTTGCATGTGTTATGGGAGGAAAAACATATAACCCACTTAATGACGTTGAGATGGGTATTTTAGCTAGAGTTACAAATAAAACAAAAAATAGTGGTGATGTTAATCATAAAAATATTTTATGGAATGACATTAAGGACGATAATACACATTATTTTTATGCAATAAAATTTGATTTAAGAGTATCTTCTAATTTTATTATAAAAGCTAAAACAACATTTATTAATCCTAAAACTCAAAAAACAATAACGGTAGACCCAATTGCTGAAAATGTAACAGAAATTAATAAGTCAAATATATCAGGGGCAATACATAAAGGTCCAAATATAGATGGATTTGGAATTGGTTTATCTAAGAAATTAATGTCTGATTTAGGACTTGTTGATGGTGATGTTGTATATTTTACTATGGATAAAGGATATTAATGATATTATAGATATTTATATAAAAAACCCTTTTATGGAAAATAATAGATTAAATAATACCGTAAATCAATTTTTGAATCCTAAAAAAATTCAAAATGTATCAAATGACGGTATGGAAAGAGAAGAATGTGATTTAGTAACAGGTGAATGTTATACAATCAGAGAAAAAGACGGAATAGTAGAAAGAATAAATAAAAAATACGTTACAAACGACGGTAGACAATTATTACAAGATTAAGCCATGTTAGAGAAAAAATTACAAGAAGAATTAAATCGTTACAAAGCCATAAATAAATATGGTAAAACGATGATTATGGAACAAGCAATTCCACCGGCAGACCCTGCAGCGGCACCATCACCGGCACCAGCACCTGATGCAGGTTTAGATGCTACGGCACCTTCACCTACTGACCCTACAGCAGCACCGGCACCAACAGATTTAGGTACACCATCACCAGCAGGGGCTTTACCTGAATCTGATACACAAGAATTAGATATTACAGATTTAGTTGATATGACTAAAAGTATTAAAAAAGATTTGGAAGCACATACACAAGATAATACATCTGTTATAAATAAAATGGAAGATGTGTTTACAAAACTTAATGATTTGGAATTGAAGCTTGGTGAAATGAACCAAATTATTTCTAAGATTGATGAATTAGGTGCTAAGGTTGAACAAATGAAGCCTGAAACTCCTGTTGAAAAGTTAGAAATGCGTTCATTAGATTCATATCCATTTAATCAAAATCCAAAAGAATTTTTCAATCACAAACAAGATGAGATGAGAAAAACGGGTAAAAACGAATATGTTTTAACCAAAGATGATGTAACAAATTACGATTCACAAATAAATAAGTCATTTAACCCTGAGGAACAAGAAGATGAATATAGCTTCTAAAATAAAGTTCCTTATGGAACTCCAAAATCAGACCAAAATTAATCATTGGCAAACCAAAAGTTATGCAAGACATAACGCATTTGACAAACTTTTTGAAGGTTTAATTGATTTGATTGACACTTTTGCTGAAACTGCTATGGGTAAATATGGTAGATTTAAATTGGAAGATGACGATAAAACAATCAATCTTGTTAATTTAGGTGAATTAGATTTGAAAGAAATGTTGGAAACATCTAAAGATGCTTTAACTCAATGGACAGAAGAATTTGACCCTAAAGACACAGATATATTGAATATTCGTGATGAAATTTTGGGATTACTTAATAAAATAACATATCTATTAACATTAGAATAAAATTAAAAGTTTAATATGATAAATGGTACTACCGCAAATTCAACATCACAATCTACTCGTAGTTCTTTAACTTATGTTAATAATATTGTTACAGGATGTACAAGTAGAGGTGAGTATGTTACCTCTATTGATGCAAGATATATAGATGATAGTGTGATGTCGGCATTGATTGGTTTAGGTTATAAAGTAACCAAATCAACAAGTGATATGGGAACATTTGTAACTTATAAAATTGGATGGAATTAAAATATAAATTAAGATGATTACAGCTACTACAGCAAAGGCAAGCTCAGATTTAGTAAGACAGAATTTAACATATATTAATAGTATTATTAGTGATGCTATGAATCAAGGATTAACATATATGGTTGTTGATGCTAAAAATATGGACGATAATATGTTGAAAGATTTAACTGAAAACTATGATTTTAAAGTTAGTAAAAGATTTACGGATATGGGAACTTATCCACAATATATTATTGATTGGAACACAGGTGACATTGAAGCATATTATCCAAATTATATTTTAGAATATGACTTTGCTAATCCAAGTTCATATCCAACATCAGGAACAACCGTTTACGATTTAATTGGAAATAGTAATGCAACTATTTCAGGTTCACCTACATTCAATTCTCAATATGGTGGAACATTATCATTTAATAGTACATCATCACAATATTTGATTAATAATAACAACTTAGCACAATATTTCCCCGGTTCAGCACCAAATAAATCAACGGCATTTTCTGCGGTTATGTCAATCAACGCTTCAAATAATGGTATTATTTTAAAAGAAACAAGTCAAGCGGGATGGCATAATTCAGTAATAGAAATCGTATCAGGTACAACTAAGTTTAGTTTGTGGGATTCATCATTAAAAACAATTTCTTCTTCAGTTGCAACACCTTTTAATGCTTGGAATCACATTGTAATGACATACGATGGGACAACAATGAAGGGTTATGTAAATGGTCAGTTGGCGGGTTCAAGATCAATAACAAGAACTGAACCATACAATAATCAACCAACACCTGCAGCAATTTATTATGCAATAGGTCAATCTGAAACAACAAATGCGGGAGATGGTACATACGGTGATTTTACATTAAGTAGATTTGAATTATTGGATGGTGCCTTATCTCCATTAGATGTATTAGAAAAATATCAATTCCATAAAGATAGATTTGGTTTATAATTTAAAAATACTTTTAAAATAATTTAACCCAGATTTTATAGTCTGGGTTTTTTTATGTATATTATAGTATAACAATTTTAATAAATTAAATTTTAAACTATGAGTACATTTGACGCAGTACTTGCTCAGTACGAACAAAACAAAAATGCCACAAGTGGCAATGCAAACAAGATGTCTTCTGAAGACAGATTAAAACGTTATTTTACAACCGTATTACCTAAAGGTTCTAAAGGTGAAGAAAGACGTATCCGTATTTTACCAACAAAAGATGGTTCATCACCATTTAAGGAAGTTTTCTTCCATGAAGTTCAGGTAGACGGAAAATGGGTAAAATTATATGATCCAGCACAGGAAGGAAAACGTTCACCATTAAATGAAGTAAAAGATGCTTTAATGGCGACAGGAGTAGAATCAGATAAAGAGTTGGCAAGAACTTACCGTTCTCGTAAATTCTATATTGTTAAAGTAATTGACCGTGACCACGAGTCTGACGGAGTTAAGTTTTGGAGATTTAAACATAATCACAAAGGTGATGGTGTTATTGACAAAATTTTCCCAATCTTCCGTAACAAAGGTGATGTTACCGATACTGAAAAAGGACGTGATTTAATCTTATCATTAGCTTTAACAAAATCAGGACAAGGTAAGGAGTACACAGTAATCAATTCAGTATTGAATGACGACCCATGTCCATTACATACAGATGCTGATGTTGCTAAAACATGGGTAGATGATGAATTAACATGGGCTGATGTTTATTCTAAAAAGGGTGAAGATTATTTAGACATGGTTGCTAAAGGTGAAGTTCCACGTTGGGATAGTAACAGCAACAAATGGGTATCTAATTCCACATCTGAAGAAACTTTTGGTACTACTAAATCCTCAACACCAACAGTTGATCCGCAAGATGATGCTGATGTTGATGGTGATTTACCATTCTAATTAATAATGGAGGGGTGGAGATAACGTCAGAAACCCCATTTTTAAAAACAAATTATGGCAGGTATTAAAAAAACAGATTTTTCGGCAATTAAGAAGAAATTCTCTAAAGAAGCCGAATACAAACCAGACCGTTTCTTTGATTTGGGTGACGCTTTCTTAGATGCTACAGG